TCTGCGAATACGCCCGGACCAAGGGCGTGCTGGCCTACAAGTTCACCAGCCCGCTCGTGCCGCTGTGCCCGACCGCCTGTTCATCCGGCCCGATGGTCACATCTGGTTTTGCGAGTTTAAGCGCGGTGGCCAAAAGCCCACGGAGGCCCAAGAGCGTGAGCACCTCAAGCTGCGCCAGCACAATGTCAGCGTGTTCGTGATCGACAACGTCGAGGATGGCAAGGCCATGATTGACATGATGGTGCTGGGATGCTGAGTCGTGTATCATGGATACAGTACAACTCTGGTAAATATCATGATCACTCAAGCCCGACTTCAGGAATTGTTCATCTACGACACGGGCCGACTGTTGCGCAGAAGGGCTGTCAAAGGATCACCCATGTTTACAGAGGTGGGGACAACAAAACCCAAGGGTTACCGAGTCGCAGTGGTCGATAGAAAAATGTACCGGGTGCACCACCTTATCTGGATGTACCACCACGGGCATTTTGTTCCCGAGCTTGACCACATTAACCGTAAACGCTCGGACAACAGAATTGAAAATCTTCGCCCCTGCACCCATTCCCAAAATCTTGGGAACGCAAGGGCGAGAGTTCACAAATACAAAGGTGTCACGTTCTGCAAAACCACTCAAAAGTGGAGAGCGCAGTTGAATGGACATCTTGGTCGATTCGACACCATCGAAGAAGCCGCGCTGGCATACAACGTGGCAGCCATCGAACACTATGGTGAATTTGCACATTTGAATGACGTGACATGACACGAACAGCAAACCTATTACATGACTATCAAAAGAGGATGGTCAATTTCCAATGCACCCATGCCAACACGATGATCTGGGCAGATATGGGATTGGGAAAGACGATTGTCACGCTGACCAGCATCGCCCACCTCGTCAAGACCCAGTTCCTGCGCGGCGTCATCATTGTGGCTCCGATCCGCGTGGTGCGCCTGGTCTGGAGACAAGAGGCGTCGAAGTGGCAGCACACCCATCACCTGCGCTTCAGTGTCGTCATGGGCGACAAGGACCAGCGCACCAGGGCACTGCTGCGCCCGGCCGATGTGTACCTGATCAACTACGAGAACCTCAAGTGGCTCTCCGAGACCCTGCACACCTACTTCGTGAGCAAGGGTAAGGAGCTACCCTTCAACGGCATCGTGTGGGACGAGATCAGCAAGATGAAGAACTCGGCCACCAACCGGGTCAAGGCGTTTCGCAAGATCACCGACAACTTCATCTGGACCACCGGCCTCACCGGCACCCCGGCCAGCAACGGCTACAAGGACCTGCATGGCCAGTTCCTGGTGATCGACAAGGGTCTGCGTCTGGGCACGAGCAAGACGGCCTTCCGCACCCGGTTCTACCGCAAGGTCGGACCCTACAAGGAAGTGGCCTACGAGGACACCGAAACAACGATCAAGGCGTTGATCGGGGACATCACCCTCGAGATGAGCGCAGCCGACTACAACCCGCTGCCGGACCTGATCGTCAACAACGTGGACATCGAGATGCCCGAGAACCTCCGGGCCATGTACGACAAGATGGAAAAGGACTTTTTCTTGCGCATGGACAGCGGCACCGAGGTCGAGGTGTTCAACCAAGCCAGCCTCACCAACAAGTGCCTCCAGTTCTCCAACGGGGCCATGTACCCGGTGGCCGGGATGCCCCTGTGGGAGGCGATCCACGACCTCAAGCTCGAAGCCCTCGAGGAGATCGTTGACGAGGCCCAGGGCTCGCCCATCCTGTGCTCCTATGCCTACCGCAGTGACGCGGAGCGGATCATGACCCGGTTCAAGGATCTGCGCCCGATCAACCTGACCGAGTGCAAGACCGAGAAGGACCTGGTCAACGCCATGCAGCGATGGAAGAGTGGCGACTGCGCCCTGATGATCGGCCACCCCGCATCGATGGGTCACGGTATCGACGGCCTGCAAGACGCTGGCCACATCCTGGTCTGGTTCGGTCTCAACTGGAGCCTGGACCTGTACGAGCAGTTCAACGCCCGTGTCCGTCGTCAGGGACAAGGGGCACCCGTCATGTGCCACCGCATCCTGATGCGGGACACCCTGGATCAAGCGCAGGCACTGGCGCTTGACGACAAAGCCCAGACCCAGCAGGGCCTGCGCAATGCCATCAAACAGTACCGTCAGTCAAAAGGAGTCTGAGATGTTTTACACCACCATGGAGGTCAAATGAGCAAGATCACCCGCATCGCCGTCAAGACCAAGGACAAGGTCTATTCCGAACCCGTACCCTCGAGTCACGCCAAGGTGCGCGAGAAGCACGGCCTCAAGGGTACCCCTCGAGCAGAGCGCGGCTTCATCGATGACAAGGGCAAGTTCCTGACCCGCGAGGAGGCCGCCCAGGTGGCCCTGAAGGCCAAGCAGGTCGAGGGTGTCGGCGAGGTCAAGAAGACCGGCAAACTGCATTCACACAACGTCAAGAGGAAGTGACATGGTACGACCACGAGGAGAGCCCAAGGAGCTGCTGCACCTGTCGCTGCCTGCCGACGTCAAGGCGAAGCTGGACAACCTGTTGTTCAGTCCGATTGAGGGCCGTGTGCCCGTTGGAGCCTATGCCCGATTCATCTCGGAGCGCATCATCGAGTACACCGAATGGGACTCGATGCCACTCGAGCAGTACGGCTTCGAGGAGACCGATTACGTTTCAGGACCGAAGAACACGATTCTGAAGCTGGCCCACATGTTCAACAAAGCACTGGAGAAAAACTGATGAACTTCACAACCTGCAAAACCTGCAAACACAAAGTCGAGTCGGAGTGCCGACGATTCCCACCCCAGGTAAGCGTCGTCATGATGCCGATCAAGAACGTCCTGACTCAGGGGGCAACGATGCAGCCGAACCCTGTGTGCACGTTCCCCATGGTGGAGGATGACCTGTACTGTGGCGAGTACGAGGTCAAGATCTCACTGAGTTCCTGATCACTTGGCTGCGACACCATTGATCTTTTCGATGGTGCGCAGTGCACCGATTCCCAACATGCCCATGAGTACGGGCATCATTTCGCTCAGGTCCGCTGGTTGCAAATTGATGGGGTGTCCCGCCAACTCGGCAACGAACACGGCGATCTTCAGACCGATCCAGTTCCATGCGCAGGCCGTGCCGCAGACCCACCCGATAAATGGTCTCCAGCCTGAGACGAATGTGCTGGTGTTGCCTGCCTCGACCTTGTTGATGTCGAGTTGGCCAGTCATCTGAGCCAGTTCACCGGACTGCTGCAACTTCACCAACTCGAGCTTGGCCGTGGCAGCCTGGACCGGGTCGGGGAAGATCCGGGTGATGACGGTGTTGCCGATGTCGAGCAGCGCGGTTACGGGGTCGAGGCTCATGGATATTGCTCCCAGGGAAGTTGGAAATGTGGACCGTCCCTAAAACGAACCCAGTCGCCTCCCCACTCGATGGGGACGTTGACTTCTTTGGCCGCTGCCTTCATGGCGTCGGCAATTTTCGAGTACAGCGGCCAGGACCAGTCGACCTTGTCGTCAACCCAGGCTCCGAGGTCTACCGCGTGCCCGTCGAGATGGCGACTGTTCATTGTTTCACTGGCACCAGCGGCTACCATTGCCTTTTGCCGTTCCAAGCTGCGTAGCCCCTCAAGCACCGTGAAGTCCACTGTGCTGATCTCGATGGCACGCTGCACCACCTTGACCAGATCAGGGTGAACACCTTTGAGTCGGGAGATCGATGTGGGGCCGAGCTTGTACATCAGAGGATCACCACTTTGGCGTTGTACGGGACACCTTCATTGAATGTGATCGTGGTGTCGTTGGTGCGCACGTAGCTGCTGTTAGGGATCTGGAACACACCGTTGATGTAGACCTGAGCCGTAGCAGTCGCGGGAACTGTGAACACCGTTTGACCGGCTGTGGCAACAATGGTCGTGGGTGTCTGCGATCCGCTGACCGCCTGTGTCACGGCGTTCAGCCACGCCGCAGACACCGGGGGTCCGACCAGATCGACAAATGTGACGGCTAATGGGTTGCTCATGATCGTCCCTTTAATGTGCGCTAAAAAATCGCTTGTTAAGATTGATTAAACGGCAATTTGATAGCTGCCGCTGATCAAAAGTTGCGCCGCGCCGTCCATAGCAACGCCAGAAAGAGCGCCCGCGCTGCTGAATGATGCAACGGACAAATAACTTGTGTTACCAGTTACATAACAGGTCAATTGATTAGAAAAAGTCAAATTTTCAGCCGCGATTCCACAAGGGGCAAAAACGCCTGACGCAACATCAAAAGGAAGGCCGGAAACACGGATATTTCCAGTTCCGGTGTGGGCGCTCCATGTAATGTTTATGTCAAAATAAACCATGCGCCCAATTCGGGTGTAATTACCAGATTGAACACTGTATGTGCCCGTACCACTACTTGTCGAACCTACGATCACGGGTGTAAAAATACCTTCCTCGTAGGTGTTTGCTGTTTTTTACTTGCTGCGACATTTGTCTGAGTGCCCGTACCATACGACACAATTACAGGAATTGATGTATTGTTGGAATAGTTATCCCGAGCATAAATCAATGGCGTTGCACCTGAGTCAATGGCAATACCGGCAGAAGCGATCCGGGCAAAAGTGTTTCCGATGATTTCTGTGCCTCGAACATCACTGGTCGCAATATAAATGCCATTAAGTGCTTGACCGCCACCCCAAAATTCATTGCCTGTAATTTGTGCGCCAGCAACTTTTTTCAGGTATAAAGCAATCTGACCGGCAGATGCGGGATTTTGGTTGTTGGCAGACCACAAAGAACTGCCGGAAACTGTTAAGTTTTGCACATCCGCCGCATAAACACCGATGGCATTTGCTGCAACATTGCTGCTGTTTTGTGTTCTGCTATCGTTGACGAAATACACGTTTTGAACCGTGGTTACACCGTAATCGCCCAAATACACACAGTTGTTGAAGTCTTCAAAATGCGTGTTGTCGATCAATACCTGACCCGCCCAATGTACGCTGATTGCAGTGTTCCCGATGCTTGACGGCTTACTGACAAAATAGCAGTCGCGCACTGTCAAACGAATGATAGATGACGCAGGATTGCTTTCCAAAATTGCAGTTGAAAACGCTGTGTCAGGTTGAATAAAGATGCGCTCCATCGTGAACTGCATCGTACCGTCCAAATAGATGGCATGGGTTGCAGTTCCTTGATAGTTGTCGATCTGAAAATCCGTAAACAGCGTAAATGACGCGTCATCACCGCCAGTGAACCCGTACACATGAAAAAGTGGATCAGCGCCGCCTGACCAGTTCAATGCCGTGTATCGTTGACCAGTACCTTGGACAATAATAGTGTTGCGTATTTCAAGGGTTTGCGTGATTTTGTACGCCCCTTTTGGAATAAACAAAATTTGCGCTTTACCACAAGCATCAATCGCGTCTTGAAAGGCCGAGCTGCTGTCAGCAACACCAGTAGGATCAGCGCCATAATCAAGCACGTTGATCGGCGCACCATTGACCATTGAATACGAGGCTTTTGTTAGAGACATTTTGAATCCTTATATGGAATAAAACCCTGAGATCAGCACTTGCGCCGCAGTGTCCATTGCAACTGACGTAAATGCACCACCACCGGCAGGTTGTTGGTACATGTACATAAAGGTGTTATTTTTAGAAAAAGCAGCTACGGCGGTGTTTAAAGCACCTAAAGTCAAACTATCTGTCAATGTCATAGCTGGGTTATACGAATTGTCATTTGCGGTAGTAAACGGAAGACCACCGATCAATAAATTACCCGTGCCAGTGTGTGCGGTCCACACAATGTTCATGGTCACATACACTACTCGCCCAATTCTTGTGTATTTCCCTAGTTGAAAACTGTACGTGCCGGTGCCTGCGCTGGTCGAACCGTAAATGGTCGGCGTCCAAGTCCCTTCTTCGTACCAATTCAGCAACTGACTGGTCATGCCTGCTGCGGCGCTGTTGGCGGTGAAGTTGACGCCTTGACCCGCCGTGCTAGGTACAAGACTGCCCGTACTCAATGTGAGACTTGCTGCGGATACGGCACGACCTGCTGTCAGGTTTGCAACGCTGACTTGTTTAGTCACACCACCTTGAACAATTGGAAGGACTTCAGTTCCCGCTAACGGTGTTGTTCCCGCTGTCAGATTGGAAATTTTGGTATCAGCCATGATGGACCCTTTTGATGTTGATTAACCGATGCGCCAGTGCACATTGTCCGAATAGACTGGTACCGCATTGGTACCTCCGCCTACAACGATTGATGCAAAAGTTGTTGTGGTGGCGTCTGTCACAAAACGTCGAGTACCCGGTGCCACACTTGACGCGGCAGGCAATCCACTCACAAGACTTTGAATATCCTCAGCAACCAATGCTGGGATCGTTGTATATACGGCCGTGTTCACATCGTTGAGCCACGATGCAGGAATGATGGTGCCGTTTTGGAAATTGATTGATGCCATGTTTGTCCTTCAAATGGGGGGTGGTACGGAATCCCCAGGAACCTCCGACACCGTTGCGCATCCTGCCATAGCGAAGTCTGCCGTGCAATAGCTGCCCTCGATGGTGCAGAAGCTGGGGTAGACGCCAGGGATGCCCGGCACATACGAAAAGGGCTTGCTCGGGATCATGCAGCCCGGCATGGCCAGGGCGGGAATAGCCGAGATCCCCTCCATCGTGCACACTGGAATGAACGCATCGCTGTCGGGCTGGGTCCAGGGTGGTGTTTGAACGTCCTGCACCCCTCGAACGAAGTCCTGGGGCTGGCGCTCTTCCCAGTGCTCTGGGCAGACGTAGTAGCCTTCCCAGTGACGCATGAGCATCCCGGCCTTGCGCTTGCGGCCACACTGATAGCAGACCGCGTTCCACGATCCACCTTCGTAGTAGTCGGCTTCGCCTTTACCAGGATTTGCCATCAGATGCCTCCCCAGCCCAACTCGGGGTAAAACTTGTTGCGTTTGCGCAGGTTCTCCTCAGCAGGCAGATACCTGAGATTAGCCAGAACGTGGAGACCACTTACCTTGGGATTCTTGAGTGGCACGATGTGGTCAACGTGGAAGCCTTCGGGGCACGCAGCATAGAAAGCGTTGACGGCTTCTCGCTGATGCGGAAAAGACGCCACTTTAATCTGGTTGATTCTTTCCCTAGACCGAGCGACATACATCGATTTGTGGGTCGGGTAGTACCGCTCGTATCGAGCCTTGTACGCTTCTTTGTTTTTGAGGTAATAGGTCGCGGCGTGTTCGGACACAGACTGCTTGTTCTGTGAATAACGCTTCTTTCGCATATCGCTGATGCGGTCCTTGTTATCCCGGTAATGCTTGTCGTGCAAGGCCTCATTTGGTCTTGGTTGGCAGCACGCCACTTAGCGTTTCGGGCGAGGATGGCATCTTTGTTGTCCAGATACCGTTTTGCGTACTGGTCCTTTTTGCAAGACTTGCAGATGCTCTCATACCCGCTCTTCAGTGCAGCACGCGCATAGAAGAACGAGACATCGAGATCCTGCGAGCAGGTCTTGCAAGTCTTAATCATATTTCCAGCCTTTGAAGTACCCGTGCTTTTGGAGTATGGGAAATTCTTTTTCGCATCGTTCACCGATGTCGTCCCGGACATTGATCGAGTCCGGGATGTCGATGCATTTGACCAGATCATATGCTTCTTCACATGCGTCTTTGACTGTATCGCCCAGACCACAGGCCACGGCAACATAGTCACCAGCGGTCACAAGGCACTCGACCTCCTCGACCTCACCGTCGATCATGTGCGGCGCTTTGCCCACCATAACCTCGCACAGATGGAGATGCTCCGAACCGTTCATGCCGTAGATCGGAAAACCGCTGTGGTCGCGACCAGTGGTCTTGGATTTAGGGTAGTCGCCGATTGGAATCACCACGCCTGTACAGGTCTGATCCTTGACATTGAGAGTGTCCTTGCCCTCAAGCAGATCGCACATCCATTGCACGGGAGATCCTTTGTGCAACGACATCTGAATGTTGAACAATGGCCATCCTGGTCGGGTGGTCCATTCGAGTGGGCGAGGTTCACCGTCTTTGTCCACAATGAAGGCCAGATCCACGTAGCCCGTGTGACCGATATACGCCAAGTAGTCCTCAAACTTCTTGAGCGTGTCATTGAACAGTTTCGACTCTTTGACGTATCGGAGTACGGTGCCCTGTTCCCCAGTGTTGCACCCGTAGTTGCTCGGCATGAGCTTCTTGTGTTCTAGGTTTTCAGTGATGTGTTGAGAAAACCCGCCTGGCCCCATCCAGCCGCCCACGGCGACCTCGATGCCGGGCACGAACTCTTGCAGGATGAAGTCCAGCTTGTTCTTGCCCTTGGCCTTCCAGCGCTCGAGCATGAAGATCATGTCGGCAGCGGACGACGAGACGTAGGACAGCGCCTTGTCCGCGTCGCCAGAGGGCTTGGAGACGTAGCGCTTGGGGTTCGCTTTGACGTACTCGATGGCCTCGTTGTAGGTCTTGAACTCTTTGGACGGCATGACGTTCAGGCCTGCACGCTTCATCACGTCCATGCCGTAGTCGCGGTCCAACTCGAGTTTGGCCCCGAGCATGTTCGTGCCGAAGATCGGGTAGCCGTCCTCGTTGTACTTCTCGAGGTCGCGCATCTCATACGCGTTGTCCGAGAGCACCACGATGTCGGCCCACTTCATGTGGGGCTGCCAGAAGTTCACACGCTCGATGAGGCCACGAGCGATCTTGGACGGCTCACTGCCGTGCTTGCGAATCCACTGCTTGACCTCATGGCCTTCCAAGAGGCAGCGCAGACCGAAGTCAACCAGAGCGCCAGCAGGATCGATGAGAAGGATTTTCATTCAGACACCGTGAATTGAGTTACGCCAGCTTTGATCATCATGCGTGCCGCGTTCGAGACTTCTTTGGGTGTCTTTGCTCCACTCATGATGCCGGTGATTTTCTGATATTTTTCGGGGTCTGTGATCAAATATTTTCTGACTTCGGGACCGATCGAGTTCCACAGGGCCTTGGCGTCTCCGACACTCATGTCTTTCAGCGCGTTGGCAGTCTCTTCCCAGAACACCTGACGGGTCTCAGAGGTTTTCGAGAAGTTTTGGATTTGACTCTTGAGCAACCGACGGGACTCCGCCGAACCCGCGACCTCTTTGGCAGAGTTCGTGAGCAGCGTGGGCAACTGGTCTTTCGCTTTCGCGACAAAGACCTGCTCGGCAGCAGAACGGGCCTCGGCTTCCCAGGGTTTACCCGTAGTTCGTTTTAGGTAGTCGTTGAACGCCTGACGAATGCCGGTTTCTTGCTTGGGGGTCAGATCCAGTTTTTCAGGTCGTTGATCACAACATCGCCGGGCTTGAGGCTGTCGGCCTGCTTGAAGATTTTCGAGTAGGTGTCCTGCATGAACCGCTGAGATTTTTCAGGGTACGAGGAGACCAGGTTCAAGAATTCCTTGGACCGGGTGAAATCCATACCTTGGCGGATCAGGTTGTCGTACTGGGTCTTGGCGGCCTCGTAGACGGCGGATTCAGGTTTATCAGCGGCGACACCGTATTCCTGCGCCAGCTTCTGACGGGCGGCGTTCACATTGACCACACTGCCCGGCTGGATGCGAGATGCTCCAGCAACCCCTGTCTGGGCCTCCAGGGCAGCCACATCGATGGGTTGCTTCTTCTCCAGTGCCGTCACAGCCCGGCGAAGGGGATAAGCGCCCCATCCGAACATCTTGTGAGCGGCAATCTCACCAACCAAGTCCTTGGCCGATGTGACACCCTTGGACGCCAGATCGGTTGCGGCTTGGCCGAGTAGCTTGGTTGAGGCCTTACCCAAGGTTTGAGGGGAAGGAACAGCCAGTCCAGCAAGCGTCTGCGTGCCAGGTCCGAACCCTAGATCTTCAACAGCGGCTTCCGCAAGACCAGAGAGACCTCCCATGACAGCACCAGCGCCACCGGTTGCCAGAGCGCCCGGACCGGTGACTGCACCGATACCTGCGCCAATGGCTCCGCCTGTACCAGCGCCCATCAGCATCTTGGTGATGTAGTCGCTGGCGGACAGTTGACCCGCTCGGGAAGGATCGCGACCAAATTGTTGGGCCAGTTCCGACTCTTTGACAATGTCGGCAGCGGTGCGCCCACGAATGCCTTTGGTGCGTACACCAAATGCGGCCTTGGTCAGGTCTTCTTTGGGGGCGGCAGAAGCGGCTGGCGCACCTTGCGAGGCCACCCACTGCTCGGGCGACATTGCTCCAGCCTCCGCAGTGGTAGCGGGGGCAGAAGGTTGCTTAGTCTGCGATGCCAGCCACTCTTCTGGACTCATTTTGCACCCACGGCTTTCTTATAGGCTTCCCACTGGTCGTCGGTGAAGCTGGCAGGACGAGCGTAAGTCTGGTTGCCTACGGTGGCACTTTCGCTTTTCGGGGCGGCAGCGGGAGCGCCGCTCTTTTTCTGCATGTGCTCCTTGATCGTCTCGCCCTTTTTCTTTGCGGCAACGATGTCTTCAGGCTCGAAGGGGATGGACTTGTCCAGCTTCTCGAACACGTCCCGGATGAGCTGTTTCTGCTCGTCAGGAATGGCCGGGTTAGCCATGACCACATCGGTCCGTTCACGGGCTTGAGCCTTGAGGTCAGCCAGCGTGAGCAGCTTGGTCGAGATACTGTCGCCGGGATTCCAGCGCAGCTTGTCCTGGTAGGCGTTGATCTGGGTCTGACCGGGTTTGTAGCCGCCCGACTCGATGATGGCCAGGGCCTGACCGACGTTGGCAGCCGCGATGCCGTACTGACGCTCGGCATCGGAAGTCAACTTGCCTGCGATGGTGTTCAAAGGCGCATCGAAGAAGCCAGTGCTGGCTTTCTTGGAGCCGAACACACCACCGGAGACCGTGACCGGCATTTCCGCGATGATGTTCATCGAACGGGCCAACTCTTTGGTCGCACCGATGATCTGCTCCCCTCGGGCACGCTCCATGGCGGCACCCTTGGTGGCAGGATGCTTCAGACCCTCTTGCCATTCGGTCTTACTGAGGATCTTGGTGTCTGGAGTTCCGGCCAACTTGGAGTTGGACACGTAGCTCTTGTAGTCTTCGCCGATCTGCTTGTCGCGGTCCAGTTGCAACTGCTCGACCTTGCCGCGCATGTTGGACGAGTAGGCCTGAGCACGCTCTTGGGCAATCTGAGCCTGCAAGCGCTGGTTCTCCAGGGCAGGCTTCGAGGTTTTCGCCCAGTCGTCGATGAACGGCTTGGCCTGATCGTAGGGCATGTTGATCAGCTCGGTTTGGAACTGATTCAGGGGTGCTCCGCTTTGCAGCATCTGCATCTTGAACCGATCAAACGAGGGCTTGTCCTTGACCGCCAACGATACAGTCTGGACAAATTTCAGTCCGTTGTCTGCGTTCTTGACCTGCTCACCCTGCGCCTGGATGACTTCCTTGTTGGCGGTCGCCAGGTGCTGCATCGTGGGCACGAGGTCCTTCATGGCGGCATCGGCTTCACCGACGAGACCACCCGAGTACAGACCCTGAATGTAGTTCGTGCGCTGGTTGATCAGGCCCTGCATGACGGCCATGGGGTCCTGGGGAGCACCGGCCGGGGCCGCAGCGGCACCGCCAGCCATGGGAGCGGCTGCACCGGGCGCACCAGGTGCACCAGCGGGGGCAGCGCCAGCCGGAGCAGGTTGCATCCCCGGAGCACCGCCTTGGGAGCGTTTCCAGATCTCTTGGGCTTGTGCCTGACGAGCCTGAGCAGCGCGAGTGCCTGCCATTTCCAGCTCGAGGGCTTGGCGTTGAGCCTGACGATACCCAGCAAGCTGCTGCGCCTCGGCGATCTGCGCCTGACCAAGTTCTTGGCCTTGAATTGCGCCAATGATGTCAGCGTATCCTGGGTTAGCCATAAATAATCCTTAACCGAACAGGCTGTACATGCGGGGTGCCGCTGAAGCGCTGTTGCCCATGCCACCAAACAAGTTGTATGCCCCGGTGCCAGCACCCACCAGCCCCATCATTGGGGAGCCAATAGGTTGTGAGCCGCCTTGGAGCGCAGCCAGGTTTGCAAGTTGTTGCTGGTACTGCTGACCACCGTAGCCAGCCAGTGCGGCGGCCATCGAGCCAGACCCGCCGAACCCTTCGGCACGGCCTTTGCGCTGAACGGCACGCAGACCCGCCTGATACCCGGGCAGCCCCTCGACAGACGAAGGGTTGGACATGAGTTGCTGCATCTGACGAGCATAGCCTTGTTGCTGGGCCTGACGCTCGGCCTGGGCCTGGTACTGCTGCAAACCGCCTGCAAGTTGAAGGGCACCAAGGCCTTGTCGCAAAAGTCCGCCGCCACCGCCTGCACCGTACCCGGCGGTACCAGCGCCACCCATGCCCAACTGGGCCATGCGTTGACGGAACATTTCGGAAAGGGAACCACCTGCGCCTGCACCTGCACCAAAGCCGCCGGTCAGGCCTGCGCCAGCGCCTTCCATGCCAGCGCCACCAATGCCAGATCC